CTGGGTTATGCCCAGAACACCGCCGGACGTATCCAACGGCGACTTGACTCGCTTCTAAGCAGTGCCTTATTGGGATCCCACTTATCACGCTCAACTATATCGACTTGCCCGAAACGATGACGGTCCCCGTCAGGTACGTGCAAGTTAATTATGACTTCAGTTGCCTTCGGCCAGACGATGCGAGTTTCCACACGCCTCAACACCCTCCATGCAACTGGATTTGCATTATCCTCTTGGTAAGCACGAATTCTCTCAATGTAATAAGACATTCGCACAGATTGGTCCTTGCTAAACATCCTTTTGTCCAGTCTCTCGGGCGTGAGAAGCTTTTCTAAGGTAGTTGTCACTTCACGATAAGGTACACCCATTTCCATAGTATGGCCTAAGAAATGGATAGAGGTTGATTGAGATGTATCAATCACGTCAGTCTTGCTGACATTCACGGTGATGCCGATCTCTGACGCCGCCTGAGCTAACTTTTGCACGTCGATTGAATCGTTGTCTATCGCTATCACGGAGTCATCTCCGACCACGTAGTATTTCCTGTGAATAACACCTACGCGCTCACTAATGTATTCGATAATTATCATATTGCAGATCGAGTCTATCATCTGTGTGAACATAGAGCCGCTTGGAACCCCATGTCTCCTACCGTAATAAACACGCTGATCCGGACATAGTATTGGAGACGTAACAAAGTACGATACTATGGCCTTCCATTGGTCACACTCCTCTTCGGATAAGTTAAGCATCCTCCTCAATATCGAGAACGCCGAATTAATGAGTCCAGCACTAAGCGAACCATCAAATCCTGAATAATCCATACAAAGCACGTATGGAGAATAACTTAACTCATTTAGCTTACTAGCCACAGTACAAGAATGTGTACCTACCAAATATGGGTTATCGAATGATAGCAATTGTTCCTGTAACGGATAAAAGAATTTACCCTCCAAGAGTTGCCACTCAAAAGGCCCCGCCATGACTGGTCTCGCAACATCAAGATTCTTACCTCTTGAGAACATAGTCATTGGTGGCGGACATTTCCCCTGCTCACAAGCCCGAGCCCTTTCAAGTGTGATGTCATATACATCAGCTTTCTTCATCAGGAACGGCAACCCGCTACTCTTACTGCCGTCAAACGGAACATCAGATAAGTTTAAGGGTCTTACCTTCTGTTTCCTAGACAGTAGAGTCCTTACGTTTTGAACTGCTCTGTGGAATGTAGACCAGTGGATACCTGGCATATTACCTCCACTTTCGTACTTACGACAAGGCTCAAACAACATCTCTGGTCTGTATTTGGACCTCGGAATGCAATCCAATTGGCTTACATCATAATATTGCCCCACAATGTCGCGCAACTCGATGAGAACTACTGCCTTCCTCGGAGTGTTAGTGATGCGGTAGTGTCTGTCACGCACATCCTCCGAATCGAAGTGGTATGGGTAGGACCTCCAAGTTGAAAAGAATCTCTCCATGGTTTCACACCTTCCTTTGGAAAATTTTAAAGATTCGTCACCTAGTTGGGGTAAACTCTTTGAATTTCCAGATAGTAAACACAAATTCATATGAAAACCTCCCAACAGCATT